GAACGTACCAATATTGATTTTGAAACTGCAAAAGCATTGATGAATAACGATGACTTTGTGGACGAAGCAAAGGTTTTAGAATACGGGTTTTATACTGAACTTGAAAATGAAACTCAATCTTTAAATAAGATTTTCAATTCATTTAGAAATATTAATAACTTAAATAATAATAATATGAATAAAAAAGTAGAAGCAATTTACAATAAATTGTTTGGTAACGTAAAAAACAAAATCGTTTACACGGCTGAAAATGCTGAACTGGACTTTTTTGATTTAGCTGATTCCGATGTTATCGAAGTTGGTGCAAAAGCTACAATAGGTGGCGCTCCTGCAAGTGGCGAATATCTTATGGCAGATGGTAACACTTTTGTTTTTGAAGCTGGTGTTTTAACTGAAATTAAAGAAATGGAAGCTGATGACGAAATGCAAGCGTTGAAAGACGAAAACGAATCTTTGATTGCTGAAATTGAAACTTTAAAAGCAAGTCAAAATTCTTTAAATGCTGAAATAGCAAAATACAAAGAATTTAAAAATCAAGTTTTAAACTTGAAAACCGAAGAGCCAGCAAAAGAAACAACACCTGCAAAGGAAACAAAAAAAGAAATAAGAAACTTTAATTTTAAATAAAATGGGATTAACAATAACTGATTTTAAAACAGGTATTTTAGACTTAGTAACCGATTTGGTTACAGCTGAAAAAATGAGCCTTGCAAACGCAATAACAGAAGGCTCACAAAGAATTTCAAAATTTGAGGATAGTCAATCACACACTTTTCTTGAGGGTATTAGACACGGGAATTTAATTCCGATTTTGAACGACACACCAAACGCCAACGCTTTTCCATTTATTGATGAAACAGTTTGTGCAACGCCTGATTGCGATGTTACAATTTCAGGGCGAACTCACAAATGGGAACTTGGAATGATTGGTTGCAAGCCTTCAATTTGTCTTAATTCTTTTGACAATAACTTTATGGCTTGGTGGGGTGTTAATAAAAAACTTTTTGGCGAAGACGATGTAAACAGCATTTTAGTAAATTATATCCGTGATTTATTTTTACGTGATTTTAATTTAGCTAAGTGGAGAGTTGCGTACTTTTCAGATAAAGCAAGTTTGTCAACTGCATTAAATGGTATTGATGGTTTTTTCACTCAAATGGAAGCGAACCCTGCACAAGTTATAACAATTACTCAAAACGCTGGAGTCAATTACGCTGCTCAAATGAATATTACAGGTTTGGATATTTACAACTACTTAGTTTCAATGGACGAGTTAATGACTTCGCAATATTGGAATGCTGGAGCGTTGGAATATCGTATGACTAAAGTAACAGCTATGAAACTTGCAAACTATTTGAATGGTTTGAAAGACAAGTCTTGTTGCGATGGTGTTGAAAGATTAAACCCTGATGCTTTAATGGTAGGCACAACTTCATTCAATTATATGTCAATGGCTTTCAGAGGTATTCCGATTAGAGTAATTGAAGAGTGGGATTATTTAATTAATAATCATTTAGACTTAAACGGTGGTGGTGCTAACAATGCAAGAGTAAACCCTCACAGAATTGTTTTGACCTACAAAGAAAATCTAATTGTTGGTATTCCGGATATGGGGCATTTAGAAAACTTCGATATTTGGTATTCAAAAGATGATGAAAAAATCTACATGAGAGGTCGTGCTTATTTAGGTGCAGGTGTACCATTAGAAGATTACGTTTTAGCAATTTAATTAATTTAAAAAATATAAAGATATGGCATCAATTTGTGCATTATTAGATAAAGGCTTAGATTTTAGTTGTTTGACAGACGTTGCAAGAAAGTATTATCAGGAAATGGTCATTATTAACACTTCTGATATTGATTCTACTACCGTTGTTAAAACAATAGCTTCAACGCCTACAACTTGCGACCATAAAGTTGCATTTACATTAAAAGCTACAAAAACAGGTTATAAATTGGCGTTACCTGATACGGGTGGTTCAATTTCAGGAATGTTTGACAAAACAACAAATGAATTAACAGGTGGTCCACAATATTTACATAAAGTGAATTATGCGGTTATTGGAATTTCAGAGGATGTGAAATGTTTTTTAAGAACATTAGATAAAGGTAGCTTTATCGTTGCTTTAAGAGCAAAAGGTTCAAATGTTGTCGAAGTTTATGGAATAGACAATGGGCTTTCAAACGCTGATTATACCTATGATATTGCTGGTGGCTCAGGAGGTTCTGCAATTGTATTGCAAAGTTTGGAAACAGCACCTGAAAATAATATACCATTCGTATATGATAGTGTTGACCCGGTTGCTGATTTTGATTTGTTGTTTGCAAATTAAGAAATGACAAAAGAAGATTTGATAAAAGAAGGTAGTAGCAAAGTACGGAATAACAGTACTTTGCTATCTTTTTATATTGATATTTTTAAAAGTGAATTTGGATATAAGCCTACGTGTGCTGGTTGTACATTTTCAACTGATTGGAACAAATTAATAAATTCAACTAAAAAACATATAGAAATTATGAATGCAACTTTTGAAATAAAAGACAAGCAAAAAATACACACTTTTTACAAAGATAAAAGAAATGTACGGTGCTATGGTCGAAATATGACTGAGGAATTTGCAATAGACTATTTGACGTTTGGAACTGCAGAAGAAATTGAAGAGCGAAAAAAAGATTTTAGAAAATTGCCAGTTACTGAAATTGAGGTAGTAGATGCTGAAAATGAAACAGGAAACGAATTAACATTTAAAGATTTAAAAGAATTGTACCCACAATTTTCTGATGCAAAAAACAAAAAACAAATTTTAGCTTTAATTGAAAAATTAGAAAACTAAAAAAATGGCTACAACTTGGATAAGAGCAAAATTTTTTGAGGTTTACCAAAAGTTAAACCCAGTTGCAAAGCATTTAAAAGATAAAATCTATTTGAATGGCGAGGACAACCTATATCCAAACACGTTATTAAATATCATTAACGAAAGTTCAACAGCCAAAAGATGTTCTAATTTAATGGCAAAATTCATAGTTGGTAAAGGCGTTATAAATGATATTGATATTACGAAGACTTTTACCTTAAATGATTTTTCAAGTCAAATTTCAAGACAAATAGCGACCTATTATGGTGCTTATGTTTGGGTTGGTTATGGTTTTGACGATGCCGGGAAAATTGTAAAAAAAAGCTACAAAGTTTTCGATTACTCTAAATGTAGAACACAAATAAAAGATGCTGATTTTAACGAGGGCAAAATAATATTTTCAGATTGGAACGGTAAAAGTGGGCTTTTTGGTAAAGACAAAAATAAAACTGAAAAATGGTATTATCCATTCAATGATAATAATGCGGTGGTTCGCAAACAAATTGAAAATGATTTTGGCAAACCAATTGAAACAGAAATTGATTTAATTGAAGCTATAAAAAAATATAGAGGTCAAGTTTACCATATTAATTTAACGCCCGAATACGAATACTCTTTGCCTTTGTGGGATAGTGTTTTCAATGATATGAATAGCGAAGCTCAAATATCTAAATATACCAATACACAAACTCGAAGCGGTTTTGTTGGCAAGACTGCGGTTATAACTGCTGGACTTGATGCAGAAACTGAAGAAGTAATAAACAAACAATTGGGGGGGTTCTTAGGTGCTGAAAACAGTTCAAATATTTGGCATTTGTCTTTAGACGCAAACATTAAGATTGATGAAGCTATAAAAATAGAGCAAGTTAAGGCACAATATGATGAGAAATTATTTCAGAGTACGATTATAGCTTTACGCAAAAATATTAGTGGGGCATTTAATAATATTCCTGAAGAATTGATTTATAGCACTGGGGGGTTGTTCGGGCAAAGTTCGGATAAATACAACGAAATGAAAAAGTTTTATTGGGAACAAAACGACTATGAACGTAAATTTTTAATCAACAGACTTTGGGAACTTGGTTTTGAAAATGTAGAGTTTATTCCTTTGTTTACTACTGAATTTACAGATAATTCAGTCGAAATAAGACAAAAAGCACAGGCTGAATTGAAGGGCAGTGTAGGGGGCGTTACGGCTTTAATAACCTTGCAACAGTCGGTTGCAACAGAAACAACTTCAATTGAAAGTGCCGTTGAAATAATCAAAGAAATTTACGGAATTGAAGAATCGACTGCAAGAAAAATGCTTGGAGAAATACAAATTGATCCAAACGCAATAATACCAATAGTATGATAACACAAATTGATTTTAGTTGCATCGGGCAAATTGCAAAGCATTGCGATAATGACAAACTTTGTATTGCTATAAATGAAAGTTTAGATTTTGATTTATATGGTTTATTTTGTGATGAAATAATGACCGAAGCATTAGACAATTATAATGCAATAGACGGTTTTTGGTTTGAACTTTGGAATGGTGGCACTTTTACAAGTCCGTGTGGAAAAGTGAAAAATCATTTAGGATTAAAAAGAGTATGGATTTATTACGCTTATTCAAGATATATTTTATTAAATGGTTACAACGATACTGCAACTGGTTTTAAGCAAAAAACAAATGATTTTAGCTTGCCTATTCCAATAAAAGAATTACAGGTATTTGAACAAAAGTACCGAGATATGGGATACGAAAGCTATGCCAAAACAAAACAATTCATTTGCCAAAACTTGTCTAATTTTACAGTTGAACCAAATATAGAATGTGAAAGTGAATGTTTATGTGGTTCGGAAAAATGCGGTGGCAAGACGAGAGCAAATGTGGGTTTAAAATCTAAAATAATATCAAAATATGATTAATTATAAAATAGCAACAAACGATAATTTATTTCAAGTTGAAACCGACAAACAAGGTGGAGGTGTTATGACTGCAACCTATCCAAGACAATTTCAAGCTACAGCCGTTTCTGATAATGGTTTTCAAATTGTATCATTAGAAAATGTTTTAAAATTATACAACGGAAAATTAATAGACCATACAATAAATGGAACGTCTTATGTAGATGTTTATTTATTTGTTGAAAAATTAAACGAAGTTGTTTATTCAAATGGAGGAGGAAATAGTGCGATAATACCTATTATTTACACAACCTCTGAATTAGCAATGATAGACCCTCTTGGCGTATTTGTAATTAAGAGCCTCTTGAGTGATGGTTCGGTTACATATACGCTACAAGATGGAACACCTTATGCTGGTGATGTAACACTTCTTTTGCCTTATACAGCTCAAGGGGATGTTATACTATTCTCACACACGCCACCAGTTTTAAACAACGGACAAAATGAAATTGTAGATGTAGCAGTTGTTGGAGCAATTTTAGGACAAGGATATGTAACACTAACAACAAATTTAACAGCATTTCAAAA